GAAATTGATCCTCCACTTCCCATGGCAGCATTTGGATCATAAAGATAATATTCTTCAATTTTTGGAGCTTGATACATTTCAATTGGATCCTTACCTCCATTTACAGGAGTTGGGAAATTTGGATTTGGTCCTTGTTGTTCTGCTTTACGAATAAATCTAATTTTAAGTGGATCAATATATCTTATTTCCTGTATCCCTTCTTGTGGTTTTTTAAGATCAATTACTTTATGATAAAAAATTCTCCCATCTACATACCAATTCCTAAAGATTTCATGAGATTTGCTATCAAAATTCATAATATCTTTAATTTTTTTAAACTCATCTCTAATAATTTGTTTTAATTTATCAGATGCAGGAACATTTGAAAGTTCAATTTCTACTGGTGAATCATGTAAATCTGATACAATTGCTTCATTTACAACGTCTTCAATGGCACTATCACACTCTGGATGAAGTGCCATTTCACGATATCTTCTAACTAAATCCTGTTCGTTTTTATAAACTCCTTCTATATCTACGTATTGTCCGTAGAATCCACTTTGAATATAATAATCTGATTTATCTTCTTCATTAGGGGGAACTGGAGAGACAAGTCTTTTTGACTTATCTGCTCCAGTATCCTGTATTTTAAATCCGAATAATTTAGCCATTAAATCCCAGTCACGTTATAATGTATTTATCCGTTTGCACCTGTAGTGAACTGACTTGCTATATCGGCATTTGATATAGATCCAGGTGCAGCATCAGTAGAAGTACCAAGAATACTTGATCCAGTTTCATCAAGTGCATCCCACCATTGGACTTGAAGATCTACTGTGAATTCTTCAATTGTGTCCGAACTATCATAAGAAAGTGTAATATCACTAATTGAAGTTGGAAAAGTTCCATAAAATACATAACTTTTCAATCTTTTCAAAGTGTCTGATGAAGATGGTAATGCTCCAATTACTCCTTGATTTGATGTTCCTCTGCTTAATTGGTGAACAACCATTTCCTTTTGGTATGCAGCAGGAGTAATTACCCCCGCATTATCATCATGACGGTTAATGAAGTTCATCCACTTTTCAAATGCATTACGAACTCTAAAATTTGTATCGTTAATAACAGTAATTGTCCAAGGATCAAATGTGCGATCTCCAGCAATCTGAAGAGTTCTTCCTCTAAATGGAACTGGAATTGAAGAAATTGTTGAAGCGGGAAGAGATGCTGATTTTACAAAAAATCTTAGATCTTGATTTAATTCTTGATCGAGAGGTACTGCCCCTGTTGGAAAATTAATTTCACATTCAAATAAATTAGGTCTTGCACCACCACCAGCTAATCTTGATTTAAAATCATTAATAGTTCTAGCAGAATAACTTGGGATATTGAAAGAAGCCATGGATTTTCTCCTTTAGATTAGGTTGATTAAACAGATCCTACAACTTCAGAGAAGCTGATTCCTGTTCTGGTTGCAACGAAAGTAAGACCAATAAAGTTGATAGATCTTGCTGGTTTTACGTAAATATCAGCTCTGAATCTATTTGCATCAATTACATCTGGTGTATTGTTAGATTCATCACAAACAAGAAGGAATTCGGTAATTCCTCTTTTTGCTTTTACATCACGAAGGTATGGTTCAACAAGATTTACAAAATTTGATCTTGTGATTGCATCATTGAATTCAAATAATTGTGCTCTTGCTGCTCTTTCAATCGTAGATTCTAATGTTAAGAATAAACGACGAACATTAATTCTATCAAATGCCGATTGATATCCCTGAGCAGTTTTATCACCAAATAGGATAATTCCTTGACCAGGAGAAGCAATAATTGGATTGACTCTATTTGTGTAAAGTAAATCTCTTTGAGATTGTGATGGATTGTATGCCAGTTTTACAGCATTGTTGATTGCTCCTCTTGCTGCACCAGCAGGGGAGAACCAAGGATATTGATTAATTGAAGTTCTTGCCATCAATCCAGCAATATCTGCATTACATGCAAGATAAACAAATTGATTATTAAATCTATCATAAGTGTATTTGTATCCAGAATCAAATACTGTATAAGAACTTGAAGTCAAAGGACTAAAGAATTTTATAATATTTGAAGTCTGAGTATCAGAATTAGTAACATTTACAACATCTGCTTTATGTGGAGAAATTACAGCAACACAATCTTTTCTATTTTCTGCGATTGAAATCAATGCATTTGCTTTTGATTGTGATTCGTAAATGGTTGATCCACCCGATGGTCCATTAATTAAGAAATTAATTGGATATTCAACTTGACTTGCAAATAAATTATAAGAAGAAATAATATTAGCAAGGGGTGCAGCATAACTTCCAGTTCCATTTGTATAGTCTGTTCCACCAGCTAATGTATAGGTTTTTGCACCAAGACCAGAAAAAACTGTTCCTTGAGCATTTGTATTTGGATTTCCAGTAGTTCCAGTAAATCCATTAGAAGCAGTAAATCCAGTTGAATTTCCATTTTCTGGAAGTCCAGCAAAGATATAATTCGAATTTAATGCAATAAAGTCATCAAAATAAATTGGTTGTGAAGGAGTTGCTTTTGCATCAGTTGCTTTTGAAAGACCTACAAACTTTTCAACAACATTTCCAGCAGTTCCAGTTACTGTTCCAATATCATCAACTACAATTACATGAATTTCATCATTTTTTCCATTTCTCTGAGATGTATACAATGATGTTCCTGGTTTTGGTGCAATACTGCTCCAATAAACTGTCGAATTAGTAAGACCAAGTGTTTGTTGATTGTACCAATCAGATGCTGTATAAGAAGAAGTTGTTGCGATTCCAACTCCAGAAGTATTGAATATTACAACATTACCAGAACTAATTGAATTAATTGTATTTGCTGCATATGTGGCATCTACAAAATCAGCAGTTGAATTTCTGTACCTATTTACAATTTTTACGGTAATTGCACTATTCCCAACTCCCGTAATAATTCCCTTAATATAACCATTTTCAGTGGTTACAGTACCAACTCCTGCTAATGATGTATTAATTCCAACTGTAATAGCATATCCAACTAGAACACTACTAGTTGAGATTCCTGAAAGAATTTGATCTGCTGCTGCGTCAATTACACATACTTTTAAACTATTTGCCCAAGAACCTGGATTTTTTGCTGCAAATGTCCAAGTAGTATCAGTTGTATGACTATTCACATAATCTTCGTATGATTTAATTTTTAATGAAGCATTACCACCAGTTGAATTTGAGTTCGCATTATTAAGTGCTCCACTAGTAGAACTATCCGTTCTTACTACTCTTAAAATTCCTCCATAAGAGAGATATGCGGAAGCACTTAACCAATATTCTGATTGCGAATCAGTTGAAATTGGTTTTCCAAAATAATTTAATAAATCTTGTTCAGTTTCAATTAAAATTGGATAATCTACTGGACCTTTTTGGAATGGACCAACAAAAGCACCAACTTGATCATTAGCAGCAGTAACTGCCCCAATAGTTAAATCTACTTCTCTTGTTTTGACGCCTGGTGATACTAAATTTACCGCCATCTTTTTCCCTCTTAAAGAAGATCATTTTGTCTAGAAGTATTTATAATTTAGTCTTTTTTCGTCTATCTATATTCCCACATATATGAACGATCTCCATATTCATCAACATTCCAACCATTTCCATCTCCAACAATTTGACTTCCATTTATCACATTCCAAGTATCTCCATCAACATCAACAAAAGAATTTTCATTATTCAATCCATCGGAAATAAAACCAAATGGAGACATATCTTGTTCTATTTGCTCTTTTTGTTCTTCATAAATTCTTTTACGGACATCATTTTCCGTCATTTCTTTGAAATAATCTTGAGCAATCAACCAAGCAAAAATAACTAAACACATTACCAAATCATCATTAGATCCTTCTTCTGCTTCAAATGATTGATTTTTTTGGATGAAAGTAGTCAATTCACTAATAATATCATAATCACTGAATATAAGTTTGCTATCTTCTATAATTGTCTTTAAGTTGGAGCAACCAACTCTTTTTACTGTTTTAGACATTTTTACGCCTAATTGGGTTTTCTTCCCCGAAAATCCTTGTCCTACAAGTTGTCCTGCTCTTCCTCTCATAGCACACATCAAAATATTATCATATTCTAAATCAAAATGAAGAATACTTGTAACTTGCTCACCAATATCATTAACTTCTGCTAGAACAAATGCTTTATTATATGCTTTTGCTACATCAAGAATGATGTTAGGAAATAACATGGGTTTTATTTCATTATTTCTATATTTTGCAACTATTTTATATGGAAATGTAGTTATATCAAAAACTACAAAAGCAGAGTAATCATTGTTCAATCCTCTTGATACATCAACTGTCATTATGTAAGTATTATCTTCTTGTGGTTCTTCGTAAATATCTAACCCCGCACTTCTTTCTATTGGTTCATCGTAAACTAATGATTTTAATTTTGCAGCATTAATTAATGTTCCAACCGAACCAAGAAATTCACATTCAAATTCAACTGCAAATTGTTGTTCACTTGTATTTGCTATTGTTTGTCTTTTCCACTCAACATCTCTTCCTGGAACATCACTCCAGTGAACCTCTGTTGCAATATATTCATTTTTCTTTCTTTCTGCATCGTGCCAAATTTTATAAAAATGATTCATCCCGTGAGGGGTAGAAACAATAATCATTTTAGTAGATTGTCCTGATGATATAACAGGATAAACAGAACTAAAAAATTCATCAGCAACATGATTGGGAACAAACGCAAATTCGTCCAAAAACACAATGTTGTAAGAACCACCACGGACAGCAGAAGCTGAAGTGGAAGCTGCAAGTATTTTTGATCCATTTTCTAATTCTAATGAACCTTTATTCCAAATTAAGACACCTTGCTGCATCCATTTTGGAAGATTCTCATATGCTAATTGGAGTCTTCCGAGAAGATCTCTAGCAGTTGAAGCTTTATTAGCAAGAATCGCAATATTGACATTATCATTAAATATTGCATAATGTAGCAAGTAAGAAACGACAGTGGTAGATTTGCCAGACTGTCTTGGCATTTTGCAGACGTTAAATCTGTTATCATGGAAATTCTTGATTAGTTTTTCTTGAAACTTGTACATATTAAACGGCACAAGACCATGATCAAGAGAAACAATTTTTATATAATTTCTTGCAAAATATACAGGATCATTTTTGCATTTTATATATTGCTCAATATTGTCTTTAGTAAACTCTATTGGTGTATTTGCTTTTTTTAATAAAGGATTGCCTAAATATTGGTCACTCATTATTTATTTTCCCTTAAATGATTCTAAATCTAATACTGTTAGGGTTTCCTGTTGTTTGAAATATAATTTCACATAACATTTTGAAATATTTCTAAGATGCTCTAAATCATCACAAGAATCCAATTCTCTTGAAATTTTTTCATATTCAAAAATCTTACTTAGATTTTCAAGTTCAATTTTTTGCGGGTCCATCAAGTTCTCCTGTAAATAATAATGGTTTTGTTGGATCCTTCAATGAAGGCATAAAGGACAATACAACTGCATTTGGATATACTTTTCTTACTTCTCTTGTTACCTCTGGTTTTGATGGTCTAGTAAATTGCTGAAAGAACATTTGAGTTGTGATATATTTTCCTCTCCAGTTAAGAAATATAGTATAAGTTGTTCCACGAGATTGTATTCTTAGATAGTTTTCTTCCAATTCATTTTTTGGTTTAATATTTTTCTTTTTCATATTAATCGCAATTGCTGCTTGTTGGGCAGAATTTACTGCTTCACTTTTAGTGCCCCAGTTTTTGGCACCAACTTTGCGACATTTAACTAATGCTCCAGATGCATATGCAGAAGGCCAAACTTTATAACGAGATTTTACTTTGTTATAACATGCATCTTTTTCTCCTGCAGATTCATGGGTAGCAACCATTTTTGCCTTACCTTTTCTGTCTGGATTTGGGTCCTCTCTCCTCTTTCTTCTTACTGCAGCATCTTCTTCTTCAGGAGACATTTCTGCAGCCATCTTAGAAGAACCGCACTTTGGTTTTGTAGTTTGTCCTGGCTGACGAGCACAAGGAGCACCTGCAAACTTACCTCCTATTTGAGGCCATCCTTTTACTTTTCTTCC